ATTTTAGAGGCAGAAGCAGAAATGCTTGCTAATAAAGCAGCAGCAGATGCTTTTAAAACAGCATCTTTAGCAGAAATGTTAGCATTAAGAACAGCAGCAAGTGACAAAATGGGAGTAATTGGTGACTTTACTAATTCAGTAGCAGCAGCATGGACTACAGCAGTTATTTCAGGTGGTGGTGCTCCAAGTGGTAATGCTCCAGCAGCATATGATATAGCTTCTTTTATAGGAGGAACTTATCCTAATATAACACCAACAGGAGATGCAGAAGCTACTGCCCCTATAGCTTCATTATCAAACCACACTCTTCCAGTAATTTTCTCTGTTCAAAACCCAACAGGAGAAAGTGGAATAGCTCATCAGAATGGTTTCTCAACAGTAGAAAATATATTAGAAAAAACATTCTTACTAAAGGGTGCAAATGAATCTACAAGTATATCCGCAGGAGTTAAAGATTTCTGGAAATGGTTCATGGACCTAAACAATGCACCAGCTTCAACAGCAAACATTGGAGATCCTATATATGACCCAATAAAAGCTAAATGGGCTGAATTATGTGTCCCAGCTGGATTTATGGCTGATAATCAGGGAAGTGAAGATGTATTTAAACATCTTGGAACAGCTCAATTTGCATGGGCTAACCTTTCTAAAAAAGGATACTCAGATACAGCTTATACAAAAGCAGAATGGAAATCAGATGCAGTTTATTTCCTTACTCAATTTCAAGTAGGTGTAGATAAAATACAAGAAATGTATGATAGTGGTATGACTGCTTATGATCAATTCGCAGACCCACTGGGAGGGAAAATTGGTGAATTTTCAACATTAATAAGTGCAGCTTTAACAGAACAAAGTTCAGGATACTATTATAATGGAGAAGGAGTAGGAGAGAATCTTCTATAATAAACCAATACCAATTTTATAAAGTAAAGTACACCTTTACAAAAATAAAATTTATAGGGGAACGAAAGTTCCCCTTTTTTTATCTCTTTTTATATATTTATCCCATATAATAATAATGTTTTTGACAAATAAGTCATATGAGTATATTATCAGATGTTGGGGCCTTCTTTGGTCAGAAATTAGGTGAATTACAAAACCTAGTAGACACTAAAATAAGTTCCTCAACAGATCAAGACATAGAAATAACAGATTCAAATAAAGGAGTAATTTTAAATTCATCCTCAGGAGACAGATATAGATTAAGAATAACTGATGATAAAAAATTAGTTATTGATGATATTGAATTAAATACAACCCATATAGCAGAAATACAATTAGTGCCTAGTGGTTCAAGTAGCTAAAAAATGGTAGTTTAAAATTGGAAGGGATTTCTTTTAAAAAAGATAATATACTCACCCTTCCAATCTACCTTTTAATATTTATATCAAATGAAAGGAATCCATTCAATATATACCTTTACAGATAGAGTAAGATATAAAGAACAATCTTATTTAGATATGGGATTATTTGAAGCTTATACCTTAATTTTATCTTGTTGTTATTGGAGAAAATTCCATGGAGATATTTCATTATATTGTGATAAAGATTTTTATAAATTTATTCAAGAATATAAATTAACCTCTTTATGGGACAATATAGATAATACTTCTTTTGATTCTATTCCTAATGATATAAATTATAGTGTTTTTTGGACTTATCCTAAAATGTATATTCATTCGTTACAAAATCAACCCTTTACTTCATTAGATGCTGATTTATTTTTTTGGGAGCCTCTTAATTTAAAAAAAGCAAACATAATATATGCCCATCCAGAAGTAGATCTAACAGGAGAAAATTACCCAGATTACCACACTTCAAAAGAATATAAAGATATCTTTAAAGATTTAACTTTTAATGAATATTCTAGTAATATGAATACTGCCATATTAACTATTAATAAAGTAGATTTTTATAAAGAATTAATGGATATAACTACTAGATTTGCAAAAAGGGCTACTATTAACATTAAAAATCAAAAATCAGTTCATGAATGGACTCATACAATTTTTTGTGAACAAAAGATAATAAGAAATGTTATTGAAAAACATAATTTGTCATGTGTGCCTCACTATGAAAAAGAATATTATACTGGAGAAGGAACAATTTGGCCTGAGGGTCATAGATTTGAGTTAGATGATGCCAAAATATTTCATTTATGGGGGAGCAAAACAAGAATAAAAAATGATCAAGAAGAAAGATATGAATTAAATAAAAGACTTCATGATTGGATCGAAACAGATTTCCCAGAAATGATGGATATAGTTACTATTTTTAAAAAAATATTAAAACTATGAAAATTATATATACTATTTGGTCAAAACCTCATTTAGAGAAAGGTACTAATTTTGGTTTCCCTACTTTAGAAAATTTTATTAATAGTTTTGTTCTTAGTGTAAATGCTATGAAATTAAACTATGATGATATTCATCTTTACATAGATACCCCTGGATTAAAAATGTTAGAACCCCACCTTGATAATTTACCTATCAAAAAAATCCACAATATATTAGATGAACTAGATTGGTTACCTAGTTTTTTTTGGGCTTTTCCTAAAATTCATGTTTATGGTTTACAAGATGAACCTTTTTTACATATAGATAATGATGCTTTTTTATTTACCAAAATCCCACAAGAAGTATTAGATGAATGGGATATAATATGTCAATGGTTTGAAAATTATTTTTGGGATGAATATTCCCAATACCTAGAAGCTTTCTCATATTGGAGAAAATTCAATATTCTTCCTATGGAATTAATGTATTATCAGATTCATAGTACATGCCCTAATGCTGGGATTTATGGACCATGTAATGAAAAAGGTTTAAAATTATTTAAATATATTTCAAAAAAAGGAATGGAAACAGCTAAAAAAATAATCTCCAATAAAAAAGTATTAAATCAACTACTAAAAGATTTAAAAGATGGAAACTTTTTACCTTATTATGTAAATATGATAAATGAACAATCCAGTTCAGGCGTGTATATGGATAAAAATGGTTTAAAAACTTTTTCAGTCTTACCTAATGACAATGAATATGCCATTCAATTCCAACATTTAATAGGAGGAGCAAAATTAGACCCTATAGCTAATGAAAATATCTCTGAAAGAATAAAAAATAAAAATTGGAATTTAAAAGAACCAGAAGAATGAAAATAGTATACTCATTATGGACTAAGCCCCTAAGAACACATTATAATACTTTAGGATTTGATACTTTAGATGATTTTTTCACTAGCTTTATTTTTAGTGTAAATGTCTCAAAAAGAAATTATGATAATATCCATTTTTACACAGATGAATATGGATTAGAATTAATAGAACCCTATAAGGACCAACTCCCATTTACTAAAATCCATTGTATACTAGATGAACTAGATTGGATCCCAGTTCAATGGTGGGCATACCCAAAACTTTATATTTACTCCCTCCAAAAAGAACCTTTTATGCATTTGGATAATGATGCTTATTTGTGGGACAGACTTGACCAAGATTTAATTGATAATCATGATTTTGTTTGTCAAAGTTATGAAGACCATAGACTTAAAGAATATTATTTTTATAGAGAAGGTTTAGAATTTTATAAAGATCACATCCCTCCCATAATGTTAAACACAGATAAATATTTTATGGCTACCAATGCAGGTGTATATGGTGCTTTTAATCAAAAAGGATTTGATTTATTTACAGCTTTACATGAAGAAGGTTATAAAAGTGCTAAATCCGTTTTAAATGATAAAAGGATAGTAGATTTTGTAGATTGGAATGATTTAAGAAACTGGGATGCTTTTCTATTAAATGTAGTTATGGAACAAACATATTCATATATTTATGCCAAGGAAAACAATCTTAGGATTTTACAATTATTAATGACCCCTACTAGGTTTACTCATTTACTTTCTGCTGCGAAGAGAAATAAAGATCGTATGGATAAAGTAAGAACAAGACTTATAAATAAACATTTTGAACCCAAATCCCCAAAAGAAATAGAAGCTGATGAAATTGAAAAATTATATATTGCAACTTATAAAAAAGATTAAATCTTTATTTAGAAAAAAAATAAAACCCGTTTATAAAGCCCCCTTCATTGATTATCATGATCAACAAGGAATAAATTCCCATTACTTAGATTAAAAATAGTTTGATTTCCCTCATATCCTTATATATTTTGACAAAAACACTTAATATTTATAAACATGGAAAAAACAGTTTTATCACAAGAAGAGCTAAATAATTTAGCCACGTTACAACAACAACAAGACAATTTTATAATTCAATTAGGACAGATTGAATATCAAATTAGTACTTTAGAAAAACAGAAAAAAAATATTAAACAAAACATTGAGAGTTTTGAAAAAAATCAAATTGAATTAGGTGACCAACTAAAACAAAAGTACGGAGAAGGTACAGTAAATTTAGAAAGCGGAGAATTCGTTAAAGCCTAATTGCGTTTTTAAAAAACTCTGCAATATTTATAAACAAAATTAATTTTGTAGAAAATGGCAGAAACTTTATTATCCCCTGGTGTATTAGCTAGAGAAAACGATCAATCTTTTCTCCAACAGCAACCTATTCAAGCAGGTGCAGCTATCTTAGGTCCAACAGTTAAAGGACCAGTTGGAATCCCAACCATAGTTACCACATATTCAGATTATAAAAATGTATTTGGTGCCGTAGTAGAGAGTGGTAGTGATGAGTACACTTATTTCACCTCAGTTGCAGCATATAATTATTTCCAACAAGGTGGAGATTCATTATTAGTAACAAGAGTAGTAAGTGGTTCTTATTCAGAAGCAACAAGTTCTATTGATGCCTCAGGTTCATTAACAGCTCTTACAATAGAAACCTTATCTGAAGGAACAGCACAAAATAGTTCAGGTTCAGAAGGAACAGCAGGACAATTAACGAATGGAACTAGAGAAAATATTAGATGGGAAGTTGTAAACCCAAATTCAGGTTCAGGTACATTTAATCTATTAGTTAGAAGAGGAGATGATATTACCAATTCTAAAACAGTATTAGAAACTTGGACTAATCTATCAATGGATCCTAACGCTTCAAATTATGTAGCTAGAGTAATTGGAGATCAAAAGCAGGAAGTAACAAGTGATGCAGGTACATATTATGTTAAAACAACAGGTACTTATGCTAATGCTTCAAGATATATTAGAATAAAATCTGTAAGTCAAAAAACATTAAATTATTTTGATAACGCAGGAAATGCAAAATCAGAATATACATCTTCTATCCCATTAGCTGCTTCAGGTACTATGGGTGGAGCTTTAGGTACAGCATTTGACACTATAACCGGAACATTTAATGAAAATATAGGTTCAAATACCCAAGGATTAGTAGGTGGAAATTACGATGAATCAATTTCTTTATTAGCAAATCAAGATGAATATAAATACAATTTAATTGTAGCACCAGGATTAACTAAAGAAGACCATTCATCTCAAATTTCATCTATCATTAATAATTCTCAACAAAGAGGAGATGCAATCGCAGTAGCAGATATGGTAGGATATGCTGATACAATTACAGGAGTTACAGGTCAAGCAGCAGGAATTGATTCTTCATATGCCGCAACATATTGGCCATGGGTTCAAACAATTGATCCAGATTTAGGAGATCAAGTTTGGGTACCAGCTTCTACAATGATTCCAGGAGTATATGCTTTTAATGATAATTCAAGTGAAGCATGGTTCGCACCTGCAGGTTTAAATAGAGGTGGATTATCAACAGTAATTAGAGCAGAAAGAAAATTAACAAACGGAAATAGAGATACATTATATCAAGGAAATGTAAACCCAATAGCTACATTCCCTAACACAGGAGTAGTAGTATTTGGACAGAAAACACTACAGAAAAGAGCAAGTGCTTTAGATAGAGTAAATGTTAGAAGATTATTAATTGAATTAAAATCTTATATTTCTCAAGTAGCAGATAACTTAGTATTTGAACAAAATACAATAGCTACAAGAAACAATTTCTTAAGCCAAGTTAACCCATATTTAGAAAGTGTTCAACAAAGACAAGGTTTATATGCCTTTAAAGTTGTAATGGATGATAGTAATAACACCCCAGATGTTATTGATAGAAATCAGTTAGTAGGTCAAATTTACATTCAGCCAACTAGAACAGCTGAATTTATTTACCTAGATTTCAACATTTTACCAACTGGAGCTACTTTCCCAGCATAAAAATAAAAAAATTAGATATTTATAACAAGAAATAAATTAGAACAAAATGGCAGTATTAGATCCAAACGAAATATTTTTCACCGCTTTTGAGCCAAAGCAAGCTAACAGATTCATTCTTTATATGGATGGTATACCAAGCTTTATCATTAAAGGGATAGGTGCTGTATCGTTAACACAAGGCACAGTAGCCTTAAATCATATCAACGTTCAAAGATTTGTTAAAGGTAAAACTACTTGGAACACAATCTCAATGACATTATTTGATCCTATTACACCATCAGGTGCTCAAGCAGTAATGGAATGGGTAAGATTACATCATGAATCTGTAACAGGTAGAGATGGTTATTCTGATTTTTATAAAAAAGATCTTACAGTAAATGTATTAGGACCTGTAGGTGATATAGTATCAGAATGGATTATAAAAGGTGCTTTAATTACAGAGGCTTCATTCGGTGAGTATAATTGGGATACTGTAGATGAAGCAAAAACTATAGATTTAACAGTACAACCAGATTACTGTGTACTGAATTTCTAAGAAGAAACACATATTTTTTAAGGAGGAGCTTGGCTATGTCAAGCTCCTTTTTTATATTAATATTTATATTAAACAAGTTATTAATAAATAAAAGATTATGAGTGAATTTAAGTTTCCAACTGAGGAGGTAGATTTACCTTCTAAAGGTTTAATTTATCCAAAAGAAAATCCACTTTCTATAGGCAAGATCGAAATGAAGTATATGACTGCTAAGGAAGAAGATATTTTAACAAATCAAAATTATATAAAACAAGGAGTAGTAATAGATAAGCTTCTAAAATCCTTGATAGTCTCCAAAGTAAACTATGATGAATTGATAGTAGGAGATAAAAATGCTGTATTAGTAGCAGCTCGTGTTTTAGGTTATGGTAAAGATTATGAGTTTTCTAAAAATGGAGAAAATGTAAGTGTAGACTTATCAACACTTGAAACTAGATATTTAGATGAATCTTCTATGATAGAGGGTAAAAATGAATTTGCATTCACACTACCTCATACAGACACAAAAATTACCTATAAACTTTTAACTACTAAAGACGAAAAGAAAATTGAGGCTGAAATTAAAGGTCTTAAAAAAATCAACAAACAAGCATCTCCTGAATTATCTACAAGATTAAAGCATATGATTACTTCAGTTAATGGAGAAACAGAAGATAAGCAAATAAGAGAGTTTGTTGATACTTATTTCTTAGCTAGAGACTCTAGAGCATTTAGAGAACATCTTAAAGAAACTCAACCAGATGTAATCATGAAATTTGATTATGTAGGTGAAAATGGTGTAGAGGAGGATGCTGTCATACCAATGACTGCCGGGTTTTTTTGGCCTGACTCTGGAGTATAGAAAATACTTATTCCAACAAATACATGATATAGTATACCATGGTAATGGTGGATATGATTACCATACTGTATACAATATGCCTATATGGCTAAGAAACTTCACTATTAAACAAATAATAGATTGGAGGGATAAAGAAAACAAAGCTATGGAAAAAGCTTCCAAAGGAAAAAATACTACCTCCACCAACATAGGAGATCCCATTCCAGAACATATGAAAGGCATCTTAAATGATACTAAACGCCAATCTAATTATACTATACAAAGGGCTAAAAAATAGTATTTCGTAATATTTATATCCAAACATCATTGTAATGGGTAAAGCTGAAGAAGAAGCAAAGAAAATAGCCGAAAGTGTAAAAAGGGCTAAAGAGACTATGGATGAGTTGTTATTCGCAACTCGTGACTTTGCATCTGAAGCAGCTAAAGCCGCAAAAGAATTAGGTTTTAATGCAATCCAAGCAGCTGAAACTAGAAAAGCATTTAGAGATTTAGCTAAAGTTCAAGAAGAAATAGCCTTAAGTATAGAAGATGTAAACGATGGTATGAAATCCATGGCGGATGTCTCTAAAACCCAAGTAAAATTAGATCAAAGGAAGAAAAAACTTCAATTAGAATTAAATCAATCCCTTTCAGCAAACGTAAAAAAACACGTTGATATTGAAAAGATTTTAAAAGGGGAATTTGATGTAACAAATGATATCTTAAAAAAAGGGGTTCCTATATCTAAAAAACAAGCAGATTTACTTAAAATATACCAAGAACAATTTAAAACTCTACAGGAAACTGAAGATGAAATGGATCAAATTTCTGATAGAGCTGCTCAAATAGAAGGGGGATTAGGGGGAACTGGAAAGGCTTTAAAAGGTTTATCAAAATTATTTCCTAAATTAGGAATAGATAAAGCAGTCCAAGAAGGAAGAGAACTTTCAGCATCATTAACTAAAGGAACAGATGGAGCAGCAGGATTAGGAGTTAAAATGCAAACAGCAGCTAAAATGCTAGATAGTGTAGGTGGTGGTATGTTAAAAGCAGTAGGACCAGCAGCTATTTTATCTAAAATGTTTAAATCTATTAAAGAGGTAGATAAAGCATCTGGTGAGTTTGCTAAAAACATGGGAATATCTTATAAAGAAGCTTTAGCATTAAGAGGTGAAATGAGTAGAGTTGCAGATTCCACCAAAGATATTATGGTTGACTCTAAAAGCTTAATGGAGACTCAAGTAAGATTAAATGAATACTTTGGTCAAACCGTTAAATTTTCAGGGGATCTTGCGGCAGATATGGATTCCATATCTAAAAGAACTAAAATGTCTGCTGATACTCAAGGAATATTAGCCATGGAGTCCTTAAGAACAGGAAAAGGGGCTAAAGATATATTAAAAACAATAAATCTCCAAGTATTGGAGATGAACAAGCAAAAGGGCTTGAACATGAGTTTCAAACAAGTTCAAGATGCTATAGGTAAGACCTCTAAAGCACTTCAATTAACATTTAAAGGAAGCACAAAAGAATTGGTTAAGCAAGTAATGTCCGCTAAAAAATTAGGGGCTAATATGGAAACTATAAATAGTATAGCCTCCAGTTTACTAGATTTCGAAGGCTCTATTCAAGCAGAACTTGAAGCAGAATTATTACTTGGAAAAGAAATTAACCTAGAGAAAGCAAGACAATTTGCTCTTGAAGGAGATATGGGTAAAATGGCAGATGAAGTTCTTAAAAATAGGGCAATTATGAATGCCTTTGAAACCAAAAATGTTATTGCTCAAGAAGCAGCAGCAAAAGCTTTAGGTTTATCTAGAGACCAATTAGCCGAGATGGTTATGGAACAACAAAAGCAAAAAACTCTTCAAGATGCTTTTGGTGATAAAGTAACTGATATGAATGCAGCTCAAGAGGAATATAACAGATTAAGAGCAAGTGGATTATCAGCGGAGCAAGTAGCGGAGCAAATGAAGGATGATGACTTAGCTAGACAGATGGAATCCGTATCCCAAGCAGAACAATTAGAAGCCGCAATGACAAGAATTCAAGAAATTTTTGTTCAAATAGCCGAACCTGTTTTAGGGCTTGTACAAGGAATAATGGATATGGTAGGTGGAGCCCAAAACTTAGCAGCCATTTTAAAAGGTATACTTATTACATATGTAGCGATTAAATCTGCTAATATGATTTTAGGGGCAATGGGAAAAACCCAAATAGGAATCCAAAGTACCTTAGCAGCTATAACAGCAACAAAAGCAACAGCTGAAATCTCAGCAGCCTCAGCCTTAACTCTTGGTATAGGTGTAGCCGCTATTATTGCAGGGATAGCAGCAGGGGTAATGGCAATGAGAAGCCAAGCCTCAGATGCAAAATCATCAATGAAAGATGGTGTTATTGGTCCAGGTGGTGAAATGGTAGTATCTGGCCCTAAGGGTTCTATTCAATTAGACAAAGATGATTCTATTATAGCAGGTACAGATTTAGGAGGTAAAGGTGGAGGAGCAAAAAGAGATGCAGCTCTAATTGCTAAAGTAGAACAACTTATAGCCGTAAATCAACAAATATTAGCTAAATCCCCAATAATAGAAATGCAAGGAAATGAAGTGGGTCAAGGAATTAACACAGACTCACGAGCAGTTCAATAACTTAAATATTTATAACAAACAAATTAAAACATAATATCATGGGATTAAGAAATAAATTAACAACACAAGGTTCTCCATTATCAAAAGCAAATGGAGCAACTCCCCCAACACCAATAGGAGCAACAGATCAATCTAAACTTCAAAATACTTATTCTATTAATGGTAACCCTAATGTTCCCAATAAACCATCACCATCAACACTAGATTTAAATGGTCAAACCCCATCAAATCAATATAGAAATACTGCACCACCAGAAGGAGTAGGAAGAATTTAAAAAAATAAATGTCATTACTTAACCTACAAACTGATTTAAAATCACTTAAGTTTGGAGTTGGTCCTTCTTATGATAGACCTGGATTAGGAAATAGTGGTCAACCATATATAACAACCCCTATTCCATCAGATACCCCTCCAAGCCAGGGAACAGTTCTGGATCAGATAAACGATTTTTTATCTCCAATTCCTAATTCCCCTGATTTTTTACTTAGAGGGGGGATTAATGCAGCTAGAGATACTGCAACTGATGTACTTAGGTTAGGTAAATTTTTTACTAATTTAAAAAGTTCTGCAGGAGTTTCTTTTGTAGCAAAACAAAATAGCTTATCTCAAATAGCAGTAAGAACTCAAGCAAGTGGAGAAGTACAAAATGAAGGAGTTTATACTCCTTTATCTACATTAGCCCAAGCAGGTATAAATTTTGTAGGAGGTCATGTTGATAAACAAGGGATTAATGGAGTTACTAAATATGAAAGTTTAGCAAGAAATGAAATAACAAACCTTACAGGAAATCCAAATTCTTTAGGAGGATCCATTAATATAACAGATGAAGCAGATAATAGGTTAATCCAATTAGCAAAAGTAAAAATTGGAAAACTATATAATGTATCTACAAAAAGAAAAAAAATAACCCAAATATCCAACCAAGATGGGATTATTTTAGAATATAATGGAGGACCTAATTCAACTTTAGGTGTTGGAAGTACTCAAATAAAATTAGCAAAAAACAATAAAGGGGGATTTTTAACAACTGTATATGATAATAGCTTAACTCCTAATTATTTAACTTGGGGGTCAAATAACATGATGGCCATAGGATTAGGATTTGAAGCAGATTTATATAGAGATACTAAATGGATACCAAATACCTGGAATAACCCCTACCATAACACCATACAAGATTTTAGAGAACCTTTATTAAAAGATAAAAAAACCTCTACTATAATGGGCATAGCCCCAGCTTATAATGATCCTGATAAAAGAATAGATGGCCCCGCAGGTTCAAGAATAAATTACACATCCCCTGGACAAAGAGGAAATGTTATCAACTATTCTAAGGGTAAAATTGTTAACGGAAAAGTATCTGTAGTTGATCGTATTAACTTTCAACCCCTATATAAATCCTCTGAGGTTACAGGTGATAAAGATAAAAAAAATGATTTAGTCAAATTTAGGATAGCAGCTGTATTAAGAGATAATAAAAAAGTTTTTATGCACTTTAGAGCTTTTATAAATTCATTCTCTGATAGTTATAATGCTTCATGGGACTCTATAAAATATATGGGAAGAGGTGAAGACTTTTACAAATACAATGGATTTGGTAGAAAAATTTCATTATCGTTCACGGTAGCAGCGCAATCAAAACCTGAATTAATGGCCCAATATAAAAAACTAAATTTTTTAGCTTCAACTCTAGCACCGGATTATGGTAAGAGTGGTTATATGGGGGGTGTTATGACTACTTTAACAGTAGGAGCTTGGTGTTACGAACTTCCTGGTTTTATTAATAGTTTAGGTTTAGAAGTTCCAACTGAATCACCTTGGGAAATTGCTGTTCCTGCTACTGAAAAAGATGCTGATACTGGAAATCCAATTTCTTCAGATAAAACAGTTAAAGAAATGCCTCACATATGTAATGTAAGCATGGAATATACACCTATTCATACATTCAGACCAGAATTACAAGATAATGATTATTATGGTAGTAAAGGTGAAGTTAGTAAATATGGAGACCAACATTATTTAGGTCTTACTAACAAATATAATAATAATTATGTTCCTGTTAGTTTATCTGATGCAGAAACACCAAATTCTAAACAATCAACGTAATGGATCGTTATAGTAGTATACCAACAACAAAATCACCTGAAGGAAAAAGAATGTACACCACTGTACGTTATCCTGATGTACCTAGATCTTTTGAAGACACATATGTCTATACAACAGTAGGAGACAGATTTGATACTTTAGCACAACAATATTATGGAGATTCTTCACTTTGGTGGATTATTTCTATTTCAAATGATAATTTAGATCAAAACTCATTAACCCCACCAGTAGGGTCCCAAATTAGAATACCATCAAACCCAAACCCAATAATAGCAGAATATGAAGCTATAAATAGTTAAAATTAAATAGTTATGGCAAATCTTTTAGGTGAACCTTTTAGAGAATATGTAGATGACCAAATAAGGGTTAGACAAGAAGTCCATGGTAAGACAAATAGAACTACTAAAGAACTTCAATATCTTAATACTCGTAATGCTTGGATCAAAATGGCATCAGCTGTAAGTATAGATGAGGATAGATTAGACTTATTAAAAAATTTAACTGAATTTGATAAAAATGGGAAACCTGTAAAAAGGTCAAGAAATAATGAGTTATTACGAGGAATATATGATGGGAAAAATTTAGCATTAAAAAATGTATTATTTGGGGGTTTAACTAGTTTTGGTAGTATCTACAGAACCAAAGAGGATAATGAAATAGAGGAGTATAATAAACAATACCGAAGTGGAATCACAGGTACCTCTTATTCACGAGCTTATGGTGTTGGAGGAACAGACCAATTTGGTTATTCTCCTATGCCAGGTATAACAGACATGAGCTTTAAATGTTTGAATAGAGGTTCTATTAAAAAAATGTCTCTTAATATTAAATGTCATAATAGATCTCAATTTGATGTTATAGATGTACTTTATTTAAGATTAGGATATTCAGTATTTGTAGAATGGGGGTATGATAAGTATTTGGATAATGATGGGGAATTAATTAATATGGGTCCTACCTTAATTGATAGAGAATTTTGGGAAGATAAATATGATAAATCTGATTATTCAAAATGGCTTCCAGAAATAGAGGCCCAAAGAGCAAAAACCTCAGGAAATTATGATGGTGCTTTTGGGGTAGTATCAAATTTTTCTTGGACGTTTGAAGATGATGGAACTTATAATATTTCTTTAGAAGTAACAAGTTTAGGAGATATAATAGAATCTCTAAAAGTTAATTTACCTTCTGTTTATTTATCTAAAGGAGATGCTTTTTATTCTAGAAAGTATGCAAGAATGTTAGAAAATACCCAAGGAGATGGAAAAGTAGACCAGGATACTTTTTATTCAACCCTGTACCCTGGCTTATGGGAATCCATAGAGAGTTGGGTAAAAAGGGTAACAACTACAACTGATTTCACTTCAAGACCATCCCTAGAAAAAATACGAGCTGCAAGATTTGAGGAATGGGACCCAAAAGGGGAAATTGCCCAACTTGCCTTCAGAGCAAATTATTTCGAAAAAGTTAAAGGATCTCTAAAAGAGGATCATGTATTCTTAGATAATGAGGGAAATGAATGGAAAAATTCCATAATACAAGAAATAACCCAAGAGACTAATAAGAATGAAAAAGATTATGATATAAAACAATCAGAAATTAGAAATGCTGTTGAATATGCTATAGCTAAGTATTATGATGAAAATTGGGTAAGGGGGTTTAAAAAACTTGATGAAAGGGATTTAAAATCCCCATATGATTTAAAACAAAGTTCATTCCCTCTAGAAGGAAGAGTTGGAAAATCCCTAGAGGGAGTTAAAAAAATAAAAGTGAAAGATCGTTTTACCTATAACTCCAGAGAAGAGGAAATAGAAAATACCCCAGCAACCCAAGATATTTCATTCCCCTTAATGGCATGGAAAGATGATAAAAGAGTTTTAGTCAATCTCCAATATCAAAGAAAAGAACGCCTATTTGAAGATTTTGCAGGGGTTGTAACAAATTCTTTTTGGAAGATAACCGAAGGTAGTTTTAATATTAGAAAACCTTTCAGTGATTTTTATACAAATCAAAAAATAAAAGATTCTTTTAAAACAATATTTACCTCAGAATGGGATACTAAGATATCTCCCCCTAATAATATTGATGTATATGGGGATGGAGAAATCAAAAAAGGGGATATATACAATGGGTATAGATATAATCAAAAATATAGTTATGGAATAGAAATGGATTTTCTAAAACTCCAAGTATTTAATTATTTTTCCCAAGAAACAAATAAATCGTTAAGTGTTCCCATAACCAAAGATAATGAAACCATTCAAAAATTGGAACAAGAAAAGGAATTTCAAGAAAAGGAAGGAAAAACATTTGCAAAACAAGCAGAATTAGATAAAGCGTTAAGTGCTAGGGCACAAACCATAAGTGATTACAAAAACCAAAATAAAAATAGAATTTATAGGTTTTTTTATGATATAAGACAAAATAACCCAAATTTTCAAATTCGAACATTAGGTAAATTAAAACTCCCAGGAAAAAAAATAATAGGAAAAGTTAAAACTTATATTGATATATCCCCTTTTCAGGAAGAACTTGGAGAATTTTGGGAAACCATAAAAAACCAGGGTAACCAAGCAGAAAAAGATTTCAAAGAATTTAACAATCCAGAAACATCTCCAGAAAGAAAGGCAGAATTAAACAAACTTATTAGAAAAAGAATGGAGAAAGCTAGGAATATAAACCAATCAATTTTCTCTCTACCAGAAGTAATAAACCAATCAAGATACAAAAATTTACTATTTTTAGATAAATTAACCCCAGTAGATAATCAAGGGTATATTAGATTAGGAGCTTTCTTAAATTATTTAAATACAAATGTTATACCTAAAATAGATAGTGGAACACAAGAGGGATATCCTATAATATCTATAGATACTAATACTAGAACAAATATATGTTATGTTATAGATAATGTAGTTTCTTTGGATATACAAAAAATAATAATAAACAATGATTATTTTATTAATGGTTTAACTAAACCCCAAGACTCTACTTCAGGAAATATTATTCCTATTTTCCCCAATGCATCTAAGTATGTAATGGGAGTAAAACAGGGAGAATTAAAATATGGCCAGATAATGAATATATACTTCAGCTTTGATCGTTTGCAAGAAATATTTGATACGACCGTAGATAAAAGTGATGTTTATTTATTTGGAGCTTTAAAAGATATATGTTCAGATATAAATGAATGTTTAGGAAATATTAATAATATAGAACCCGTAGTAGATGAAAATAATGTTATTCATTTTATAGAACAAACTTCTATTCCTGGAGTAGAAGAAATTGCAAAAATATTAGAAATACCAAACTTTGATATTAAAGAAAGAGAAAAATTAGTAATTTATGGTTATGAAGGAAATAAATCTAATTTTGTTCGTAAGATAGGACTCACAACAGAGATAAGTAAAAATTATGCTACTATGATTACAATAGGAGCAACAGCAAATGGGGCAATACCTGGGGTAGAAGCCACAGCATTCTCAAGATGGAACCTAGGTTTAACAGATAGATTTAAAAATAATATTACTGACGCTAATGAAAATGAAAGTGTAGCCCCTATATCTTCCTCTGCGGGGCAAGAGGTACAAAGTACTTATGCTACTTTATTAAAAGAAACTATAGGGGGTAACAAAGGTTTTGGTTTATTTGGGTTAAGTAATGAAAATAATGAGTATCAAATTAACCAAGATGATATAGAATACAACTCAGGGATTATAGAGGATTTTTATAAACTAATGCAAGCCCAAAATTCCTATAGAGATGAAAAAGATAAAGAGGGGAATACTATAGAGAGTTCTGTTGGGTTTTTACCTTTTAATCTAAAATTAGATTTAGACGGAATCTCAGGAATTAAAATTTATAATAAAATGGAAATTCAACAAAGATTTCTTCCTTCTAATTACCCAGAATCTTTGGAATTTATTATCACTCAAGTAAACCATAAATTAAGTAACAATGATTGGGTTACTTCATTAGAAACTGTAGCTACTAGTAAGAGTGTACTAACGGATAAGAAAAAGAAACCAATAGGTAAAAAATAGTTAATATGGCAATTATTAAAACAGCAAAATATTTAGTAGGAGCAAATGTAACACAACCATCCCTAGACAAAAAACCAAAATTTCAAGGGTATGCAAATAAAGAAGAAATGCTAGCTGGTGAAGGATTTGCTGTTACTAAACCTAATAGTTATAAACTTGTAAACACAACTTATGGTACAAGAAGAGGATATCCCTCAAGTATTAAACATATTTTTTTACACCACTCAGCTACTCATCAATCAGGGGGAAATGGAAATATGGTTTCTGTTTTTAATAGTAGAGGAAAAGCTTCATGTCATAGAGGAATTGATGCTGAAGGGAATATGGAAATTATACTAGAGGACAAATATAGAGCCTTTTGCCAAGGAGTTAAAGGTATGAGACCTGACCCTAATGGGTCAGGAATGTCTGTAGAATTAATTTCTATGGGGTATCTAATAGATACTCCTATTATAGAATCCGATGGAACTTATTATAAACAGAAACCAAAACATGGAAAACAATATTGGGTAAAAAAAGAAAATACTACTCTTTCAGTTGATTTTAATGGAAATGAGAAAGCATATAGAGGGTGGGCTCGTTGGAATGCTTATACCCAACCTCAAGTAGATGCTACTGTAGCTTTAATAAAGGAATGGTGTAAAGCGTACACTATTCCATTTGTTTTCAACCAATCTGCCTTTGATCTCATGTTTCCCCCTAAAAATAAAGTTAACTCATCTTGGAGAAAAAAAATAGGACAAACCCCAGGGGTATATAGTCATAATACTCTTAAACAAGGTAAAAGTGATATATACCCAGACCCTTTATTAATTAAAGCATTTAAAAAAGAATTCCCCCCAGGAAATCCATTTGATTCAGCGGGGGGGGGTGTATTAGCAAGGCCCCAAACTGCTGTAATACCTCCACCTATTCCATCACCCCCAAATTTTATTCCTCAACTAAATACTTAAAAAAATGTATTATCCTTTATCCCAAATAACACCTAATCTATACACAAATGGAGGAGAATTAATAATTGCTTCCACAGGGGAAGATTATATAGGATATTATTATGAAACTTCCACAGGAGAAAAATATGTAGGTAAAATCCCCCAAGGAAATTCTAGCATTTTACTTATTCTCCCTCCTACGAATGCTACAGAAGAAGAAACATATTCTGACAAATATGTTAGAGAATTTTCATTTCCCCAAGATGCTGACCCTGAAATAGATGCATATGGTGATTTAGTAAATCAACTTACAACAAAAAAATACTCTTATGTTTCTTCACAAGGTACTCCTCAAGTAAGAAAAATACCTACACCAATCAAACCTTACTATACCCAAGAAGATTTGGATAGGGGAGAGTATAAAAGATATTTTGCTAAAAAAACTAATGAACTTATATACATGGAGGTATCATTAGAAGATTACAAAAAATTAAAATCAGAAGACCCTAAAATAGCATTTGATTTATATAATTGTGTTGAAATGTGGTGGAGTTTAACCTCATTTAATAACAATGGTTATGCGGATGTAATCGAACGAGACCATAATTGGTTTGGTTTTTCTTCCTACATACAATTTTTACCTGGTCCTGTGTTAAAACCTTCTAACCCAAGTAATTCCTCTTCAACAACTTTTACGGGTAGAGGTGGATATTAAAGATATTTTTCGTATATTTAGTCAATGTTTTGGCTAATAGAGAACACTGAACAATTAAAGGGTTTTTACAATAGGGGTTATAAAGAAGCGTATATAGAAGTTATACCATATTCTTATAAAACCCACCCTGTAAAAACTGAAGTATCCCTAGTATATTTACACCCTGTAAATTCACATAAGGGTTATATTCTATCTATAAATCATAGTGAATCTATGCCGTTAAACAGCGAGTATATTGCTGAATTAATTAATACGTATGACACCCTATATGTTTGGGGTAAAAAGGAGTTTCTGCATTACTTTGTGCATAAAAATTTAGTAGACATTTCTTTAAATTCTCCTGAATATGAGTTAGAAAAAACAAAAGCCCATCATATTTTAACACAAAGGAACAAAGATAAATTGGATATTAACAGAATAGTTCCTATCGTTAAACATTATGAGGTTTGTGAAAAAAACTATAATAATTTAAAACAATATTTCAATGAACCAATCAACAAATTTTACAACAACAGAGTACCATTGGTATTCAACTCCATTGAAAGGAGTGGTATACAAGTTGACCCCGAACTATTCAAGTCTTACTTCAACCAAGATTGGGGAGATAAAGTATACACACAATATAACTACAGAACAACCACCACAAGACCCTCTAATAGATTTGGAGGAGTCAACTTCGCTGCTTTAAATAAAGAAAATGGATGTAGGAAAGCTTTTATACCAAAAAATGATAAATTTCTTGAAATTGATATTTCTGCTTATCACCCTACCCTTGCAGCTCAGTTGGTTAATTATAAGTTCGATACTGTTGATATTCATAAGTCCTTTGCAAAGATGTATAACGTGGATTACAAAAAAGCTAAAGAGCTCACGTTCAAGCAGCTTTATGGGGGCGTTTTTAAACAGTATAGGGATCTTGAGTTCTTTCAAAAAACACAAAAATTCATAGATGGGTTATGGTATGATTTTGAGAATAAGGGTTTTATTACTTGCCCTATTTCAGAATATAAATTTGAAAAGGATAAATTAGATAACATGAATCCACAAAAACTTTTTAATTATTTACTACAAAATTTGGAGACGTCAAAAAATGTTTGTATATTGTGGAGCGTAATAAAATTATTAAAAAATACAAAAACCAAATTAGTCTTGTACACCTATGACGCGTTTTTGTTAGATTATGATGAAACCGAAGAAAGTGTACTTAACCAAATAAAAAACGTGTTTAAACAACACGAATTAAACATAAAAATTAGTGATGGAAGCAACTATGACTTTTGAGGAAGTATTGGATATTTATAAAGTGGAATACGATAACGATAACTTTATAAACCTAAACGATTTGAATAATAAATTATTTTGTACTTTTGTAAGATTAGAAGAAATTGATACAAAAGTGGAAGAGCTATCTTCTACCTATTCAATAATGTATAATAAAATGTTTATTCTTCATATTAAGAGCAATAATGAATATGTTATCACGTATAATGTTGATCAAGGAAATGTTAATGAAATTCCTGAAAATACCATTCTGGTACATAGAAAAAAAGATACCAACACTCTATACACAATAAACGCCTTAAATGAGCTTATTAAAAAGCTTAATGGGGGAGTAGTAGACACAAAGTTTCCTATAAATTGGAAACATTATAGAAATTGTATATTATTAACCCAACATAACGAGTTAAAACAACTCAACACAAAAATTCATCAAATAATCGAACTATAGTTTGGATATTTGAAGAAAAGTTATTATATTAAATTGTTATTTTTAAAAAGTTATAAACATGGATTTAAACGCAATCAAAAGCCGTTTGGAGTCTTTAAATCAAGACAACAAACCAAGAAACACAGAAAAAAAGGACTATACATTAGTTTACTGGAAACCAAGACAAGAAGGAAAATACCAAATCAGGTTCGTCCCTTCAAAACTCAACAAAAACAATCCCTTCCAGGAGATTTTCATGCACTATGGAGTTGGAAAATACCCAATAGTAGCATTAACAAACTGGGGAGAAAATGATCCTGTTGTAGATTTCACCAAGAAATTAAGAACAACAAGTGACTCTGAAAATTGGAGACTAGCTAAAAAGCTAGATCCTAAAATGAGAGTATTTGCTCCTGTTATTGTTAGAGGTGAAGAGGAAAAAGGTGTTAGGTTATTCGAATTTAGTAAAACACTTTACCTAGAATTATTATCAGTTGCTGATGATGAAGATTATGGTGATTTTACAGATGTATCTGAAGGTTTTGATTTTGTAGTAACAGCTACTAAAGTTCAAGATAGACCTGGATTCCAATTAGGTTTAAGACCTAAACCAAAACAAACACCATTAAGTGAAAATGCTTCTCAAGTAGAAACATGGTTAGAAAACCAACCAGTTTTATTAGAAGAGAGATATAAATACACTTATGATAAACTAAAAGAAGAACTTCAATCATTCTTAACAGAAGATGTTAATACTGAAGATTCTATAGTATCAGAACCAGCAAGTGAATTTGATGGGGATACTAAAACAGTTAAAGAAGAAAAAACATTTAGTTTATCAACCCAAGGTACACCAAAGAAAGCAAAATCAGAGGAATTTGATTCATTGTTTGAGGATGATGGTTTACCATTTTAATTAAAATTATATGCCAAGAGTTAAAAAATCGCTATCGGAGGCAGTCTCCAAAGAAATAAAATCTAAATTTGATTTAAGTTCTTTCAAAGAAAAGAAAGGACTTAAACAAAACGTTAAGTTTAAAGAACAAACTTGGATACCACTTTCACAAGCATTTCAAGATGTAACATCTATTCCAGGTATTCCTATGGGACATATAGTTTTACTTAGAGGCCATTCAGATACAGGTAAAACAACAGCATTATTAGAAACAGCAGTATCAGCTCAAAAAAGGGGCATACTGCCTGTTTTTATTATTACTGAAATGAAATGGAATTGGGAACATGCTCAACAAATGGGTCTTCAAGTAGAAGAAGTAGTAGATAAAAAAACTGGGGAAATTGTAAATTATGAAGGTGAATTTATTTACGCTGATAGAGAAACTATTCATACTATAGAAGATGTTGCTAAATTTATTTTAGATTTAATTGATGAACAAAAACGAGGAAATTTACCATATGATTTAGTATTCTTATGGGATTCAATAGGATCAGTACCTTGTGAAATGTCAATAAAATCCAACAAAAACAATAATGAATGGAATGCAGGTGCAATGTCAACTCAATTTGGGAATAGTGTTAATCAAAGAATTACATTATCTAGAAAAGAATCATCTGCTTACACTAACACATTAGTTTGTATTAATAAAGTATGGACAGCTAAAGCAGAATCACCAATGGGTAAACCTAAACTAATGAATAAAGGTGGGTTTGCAATGTGGTTTGATTCAACATTTGTAGTTACATTTGGTAATATTTCAAATGCTGGAACATCTAAAATCAAAGCTATTAAAGATGGTAAACAAGTAGAATTTGCTAAAAGAGTTAATTTACAGATTGATAAAAATCATATCAATGGAGTTACTACAAGGGGTAAAATTGTAATGACACCCCATGGTTTCATTAATGATAATGATAAAGAGCTTAAAGAATATAAAAATGATAATTCTCAAGCTTGGAAAGATATCCTAGGTGGTACTGACTTCCAAATAATAGAAGAGGAACAAGCATATAATGATGTTACCTCTTATGTAGAAGAACCAGAATAGAATATTATGGATAAGAAAAACTTACTTAAACTTCTTAATGATACTAAGGAGAATGATACTAGCTCATCTGAAGGTACAAGAACATTACTGATTGATGGTTTAAATTTATTTTTTAGAAACTTTGCTATGATGAATATGGTTAATCCTGATGGGGTTCATATAGGTGGTTTAGGTGGCTTTTTCCGTTCATTAGGGGCAATGATTCGTCAAACCCAACCAGATAAAGTGTATGTAGTATTTGATGGAGCCGCTTCTACTACTAGTAGAAAAAATTTATTACCTGAATATAAATCAGGTAGAAATGAGCAAAGGGTTACTAATTGGGAAGTATTTGATAGTTTAAATGATGAACATGATTCTAAAATAGATCAAATAGTAAGAGTAATCCAATACCTAAAAACCCTTCCAGTCAAAACCTTAATTTTAGACAAAGTAGAAGCTGATGATATTATCGCTTATTTGTGTAATAAATTACCAAAACACCCCGATGATAAACTTTTCATAGTATCCAGCGATAAGGATTTTCTCCAACTGATAAACAAAAATGTTATAGTTTACAGACCCATGGAGAAAAAATATTATACTGAAGATTTAATGAAAGAAAAGTATAAGATGCCTGCCCAAAACTTTATTTTATATAAAACCTTATTAGGGGATAATTCTGATAAAATTAAAGGGATTAAAGGATTAGGTGAAAAAGGAATTTATAAAAAATTCCCTGAGTTAACAGAGCGTGTTTTGACTTTTGATGATATATTTACTATATGCGAGCAAAAGTTTAAGGATCACGTAGTGTATGCTAGGGTGATACAAAGTATAGAGGATTTAGAAAAAAATTACAAAGTAATGAATTTATCTAATCCAATGATTGGAGAAAATGATAAAAAATACTTAGATGAAGTTGTCAAATCAAAAGAATTAACATACATTCCTGAACAGTTCATTGCTTTGTACAACGAAGATAAATTGGGGGGGATGATTAGAAATCTAGAATATTGGTTAAGTGAAAATTTTGAAAAATTAGTTATATGACGCTTCGCAGCATACAAGAATACGGGAAAGAATTTCAAATAAAGGTTTTATCTTCTTTATTAACACATAAAGAATTTTTAACTAACATATATGATATATTAAATGAGGAGGATTTTAATAATCAAGCTCATAGGTGGATAATTAAGGAAATTTTAAAATATTATGACAAATACCACACTACACCCTCATTAGATATACTTAAAGTTGAAGTAAAAAAAGTAGAAAATGAGGTATTACAAGTATCCATTAAAGAACAATTAAGAGAAGCTTATATAGCAAGTGAAGAAGATTTAAAGTATGTCCAAGAAGAATTTTCAGCATTTTGTAAAAACCAACAACTTAAAAAAGCTTTATTATCCTCAGTAGATTTATTAAAAGCAGGAGATTATGATTCAATTAAAATAATGGTTGAAAATGCTTTAAAAGCAGGAAATGATAAGAATATAGGACATGAATACAATTTAGACATTGAAACTAGATATAGAGAAGATAATAGAGTACCTATACCTACACCTTGGGAAGATATAAATAATTTACTACAGGGAGGATTAGGTCAAGGGGATTTTGGTTTAATATTTGGTAATCCTGGAGGTGGAAAATCTTGGTCCTTGGTTGCATTAGGTGGATATGCTGTAAGAATGGGTTATAATGTATTACATTATACTTTAGAATTAGGTGAAGATTATGTTGGAAGGAGATATGATGCGTTTTTTACTAAGATTCCTGTGAATCATATAATGCAACATAAAAATAAAGTTGAAGAAATAGTTCCTGAACTCCCAGGAAAATTAGTTATTAAAGAATTCCCTACAGGTAAAGCCACTATTCACACTGTAGAATCACATATAAACAAATGTATAGATTTAGATATCAAACCAGATTTAGTTTTAATAGATTATGTTGATCTTCTTTCAACAAAGAAACGAACTACAGACCGTAAGGGAGAAATAGATGATATTTATACAAGCACTAAAGGGCTTGCTCGAGAATTAAAAGTACCAATTTGGTCAGTTTCTCAAGTGAACCGAGCAGGTGCAAAAGACGATGTTATTGAAGGAGATAAAGCAGCTGGAAGTTATGATAAAATTATGATAACTGATTTTTGTTTATCTTTATCTAGAAAATCAAAAGATAAAATCAATGGCACTGGAAGGTTTCATGTAATGAAAAACAGGTATGGAATGGATGGATTAACATATGGGGTAAAAGCCGATACATCAACAGGACATTTTGAGGTTCATGATTACAATGAAGATGATGAATTAGTATCCAATTTACAGACAAATTCACTTTCCACAGGAAACTTTAATGGTTATGATAAAGGGTATGTAGCACAACAACCCGTTACGAATGAATTTTTTAGTATTAACTCTTAAAACCCTTATTTTAATATGGTAAAATCAAGATTACTTCAGGAAAGAATAGTATATAAACCATTCGAATATCAAACAGCAGCTGACTATTGGTTAAAACAACAACAAGCACATTGGTTACATACAGAAGTACCAATGATGTCTGATATAAATGATTGGAAACAAAACTTATCGAAAACAGAAAAAAATATAATAGGATCCATTCTAAAAGGATTCGCACAAACCGAAACAGTAGTAAATGATTACTGGTCTGGATTAGTGACAAAATGGTTTCGAAAACCTGAAATAATAATGATGGCTACTACATTTGGAGCTTTTGAAACAATTCATGCTGAAGCTTATTCTTTACTTAATGAAGAATTAGGGTTAGATGATTTTAGTGAATTTTTAGAAGATGAAACCACTATGGCTAAAATTGAAAATTTAATGAATATTAGAGATAGTTTTAATGGAGAAATTAATTGGCATGAAAGAGCAAAATCATTAGCTATATTCTCAGCATTTACAGAGGGTGTAAATTTATTTTCTTCATTTGCTGTTTTATTATCATTTAAAATGAAAAATAAACTTAAAGGTGTAGGTCAAATAGTAGAATGGTCAATTAGAGATGAATCCCTCCACTCAGAAGCAGGATGTTGGTTATTTAGAACTTTATTAAGAGAAAACCCAGAACTTAAAACACCTGAATTAGAAACAGCAATAAATGAAGCAGCTTTACTTTCTCTTAAACTAGAACTTGATTTTATAGAAAAAGTTTATGAACTTGGTGATTTAGAGGGTTGTTCTAAGTATAATTTAACTAATTTTATAAAAAACAGAGTTAACACAAAGTTAAGTGATTTAGGATATCCCCCAATTTTAACAGATATTGATATGACAGCAGTAAATGAAATGAAATGGTTTGATGCTTTAAGTGCAGGAAAACAACATACAGATTTCTTTGCAAATAGAGTAACAAATTATAGTAAAGGACATTTAGAATGGGATACTTCTTCAATATTTTAGAAATATGGATAATAGTTTAATATCAGATTACAAACAATGGGAAAAAGGAAAAGATTATCCTGATTTTCTAGATGAAGTAGCTTTATCTACAATATCTAAAGGCTATTTATTACCTGGGGAAACACCCAAAAAGGCTTATCGTAGAGTAGCTCATGCCATTGCTAGAAGATTAGGAAGAATGGATTTAGAAAATAAATTTTTTAAATATATTTGGAATGGTTGGATAGGATTAGCTTCACCTGTATTATCAAATACCGGAACAGATAGAGGTTTACCCATTTCATGTTTTGGGATTGATACCCCAGATTCAATTAGAGGTATAGGCTTAACTAATGCCGAATTAATGCGTTTAACCTCTTTAGGAGGTGGTGTTGGTATTTCTTTATCAAGAATTAGAGAAAGAGGTTCCCCTATTAAGGGAAATGGTACCTCTGAGGGTATAGTTCCTTGGTCAAAAATATACGATTCAACTATAATAGCTACTAATCAGGGCAGTGTGCGAAGAGGGGCTGCTAGTGTTAATTTAGACATCAACCACCCTGATATCCATGAATTTTTACAAATAAGACGACCAAAAGGTGATCCAAATAGACAATGTTTAAATTTACATCAATGTGTAGTTGTAGATGATGCTTTTATGAGAAAGTTAAATGATAGAGATCAAGAAGCTATGGATTTATGGTTAACAATTCTAAAATCTAGAGTAGAAACGGGTGAACCTTATATAATGTTTAAGGATAATGTTAATAAAGATAACCCAATGGCTTATCTAATGAACAATCTAGATGTTTCAATGACTAACATTTGTTCAGAAATCACATTACACACAGATGAAGAACATAGTTTTATATGTTGTTTATCATCTCTAAATTTAGCTAAATATAACGAATGGAAAAATACAGATGTTGTAGAAACAGCTATATATTTTTTAGATGGTGTAATGCAAGAGTTTATAGATAAAACAGATGGTAAAGAAGCAATGAAGCGCACTCATAGACATGCTGTTAAGGGAAGAGCATTAGGTTTAGGAGTAATGGGTTGGCATACATTTCTACAACAAAAAGATTTACCCTTTAATTCTATTTCTTCTACAGCTTGGACTCACACTATTTTTTCCCAAATAAAAATAAAAGCAGAAGCTGCTTCCCGCCAATTAGCTAAAGAATATGGTGAACCTTTATGGTGTAGAGGAACAGGTATGAGAAATACTCATTTGTTAGCAGTAGCACCTACAGTATCTAATTCTAGAATTAATAGCTGTTCAGCAGGGATTGAACCTCAACCAGCAAATATATACACATTTAATGGAGCAAAAGGTACTTTTATAGTAAAAAACCAAGAATTAGTTAAAAAATTAAAAGAAAATAAACATAATACTGAAAAAGTTTGGGATCAAATTTTAGCAGATAATGGTTCAGTACAAAATCTCCCATCAGAAGTATTAAATGAAGAAGATAAAGAAGTATTTTTAACTTTTTCAGAAATAAATCAATTAGGTTTGGTTCAACAAGCCGCTATAAGACAAAAATATATAGATCAAACACAATCACTAAATTTATGTTTTGATCCTACTGATTCACCTAGATGGATAAATCAAGTTCATATGGAAAGCTGGAAATTAGGAATTAAAACACTCTATTACCTAAGAACAGACTCAGTTATTAAAGGAGATTTAGGTTCAAGAATGGCAGATTGCGTATCTTGTGACGGATAAAATTTTAATATGGCAAATAAAATAAAATGGAGTGATGCTAATTTTTTATGGAATGATAATCCATACAAATGGAATGATGTTAGAGAAATTGTAAAAAAAGTAGCTAAAGGAGGAGGTAGTCTTTTAGAAAATTATGAAAAACTCGATAAAAAAGAAAAGGAAAAATTTATTGAGGTAATAGTTAAAATAAAAAGCAACATGGAATACTCATCTCCACATATTTATAATGAGAAAAAAGAAGTACATGATAATATCAAAGTTACGGCAAAAGACGTACAATTAGTTATTAAAGAGGTACTTGGAATTAACTTAGAAATAAACAATATCCATGTATAAATTATTTACAGATAAAGCAGAAGTTTTTGAATGTGATGTAAAAGTAGAAGGAACCTCACTATCCAAATCAAAAGCAAGATTAGTTATAGAAACCCAAGAATATAGTTTGTTATTCAATGGTAATATTAATTCGAATGGGAAATGTAAGATTCCTGTAAAAAAATTAAAAGGTTTAATTGATGAAAATTCAAAAGGGAATATCCGTTTAGAAGTTATAGCAGAAGATACATATTTTACTCCTTGGGAGTCTAGTTTTGAAGTACAAGCCTCTAAAAAAGTAACGGTAGAGGTAAAATCACAATCAGAAAAACCAATTATAACAGAAAGTAAAGTAAAAGTTTCTAATATTAAAAACGAAATCACTGAAAGTGAAAAGAAACATATTGTAAATATTTTAAAACTTTTAATAAAAGAAAATATCAATTTAGATAACTTACATCTAAAGAAAGATAAGGTTAATAACATAATAGCTACTTATATAAAATCACAACCTATTAAAGAAGAAATGGCTTCTAAAATTATAGATGGTATTATAAAGGGGTTAATAAAATAAAAAAGTTATACATATGGCACTTCCTGATTTAACAAATCAATATATTCAGGATACTTATCAAAGGTTATTACAAATATCCTCAAGTGGTGATATAACAGATGGTACGGGTTCTATATTTATTCCTCCTAATGCTATATCTGCTTCATATGCTACTTCAGCTTCATATGAAATAATAAAAGAAGTATCTTCAAGTCATGCAGATACCGCATCGTATGTTAATACTTTAAATCAAGATGTAAATATTAATGGTACTTTAGATGTAGATGGAGTAATTTCTGGAAGTATATTAGTATTAAATTCTGGGAGTGCTGGAGCGCCCTCAATACATTTTGGTAACCCAAGTGTAGGAATTTATTCATCAGACGGCCCATATTTAAACTTCCAAACAGGTACAAGTCCAGGAGGTAGTCCTGAGATGGAGATAAGTAATTACATTTTAATGAGAAGATATCTTAGCATGAATGGTAATTATATATCAGGTCTTTCTAACTTAACAGGCTCATCCGGAACTTTAGGAATATCAGGATCAACAACAATTGATGGAGCACTATCAGTAGATGGTTCTTCAAGAACATTATTTACATCTTGCAGTATGGTTTATAGTGGAAGTAATGTCACACAAGTAACACAATCATATGAAGCAGGAACACAACAAATAACAAACATACTTTACTCAGGCTCATTTGCAGATGGAAATCCTATTGAAATTAGCGTGACTGGGTCAGATGGGATTACTAAATTATATAGTATGACGTATAGTGGCAGCAACATAACCCAAATACTAGTAACATAATATTTATAATAATATAAAAATGGCAATAATTACATTACCAAACGGAGCACAATATGATACAGGATTACCTTGGAACAATCAACCTGATTCAGGATCATATATGTTTATGGGTGAAATTCAACAATCCCAAACCCCAGTAGAAATTAAAGAACAAACTAGAAATCCTAATTTAGAAAGAATATTATCTCAAACATGGACAGACACCTCTTATACTGGTTCTAATTATATATATAAAACAACTTATAATTATAAATTTGGGTCTGGAGATAATAAATGTTTTGCTTTATCAGGAACAACAAATGAATTTAAAATAGAAAGTAAATAAGCATGGCAACACATTGGAAAGAAACAGGAGATTGGTATGTAGATGCTATTAATGGTGATGATGGTAACGCAGGTACTAGTGTAGCCCCTTTTAAAACATTAAATGCAGCTGCAACTGCGGCATCAAATACAAATAAAATTGTTGTAGGAACTGGAGTATATAATGAAGAATTAAATACTGGTGCTTCTTATTATTATTGGTGTGCAGATGGTACTGCTATATTAGATGGCTCAGGCCTTAGTAATGGTGGTGTTGTATTTAACTGTGCAAGGAATAAGTTTACAGGATTCCATTTTATTAATGGAGCTGTGCATGGAACTGCAACTTATTATTATAGATCCGAATATCATAATTGTACTTTTACAAATATGTCATCCATACTGCAATATAATACTTATTCCTCATATAATTGGAATACTTATGTCTTAACATTTAGAAATTGTAGATTTCAAGATTGTGATTTAGCAACAAAAAACACTAGATATATTTCTTATGCTATAGTAGATAATTGTGTTTTTATAAATTCACCTTTATTATGCGATGTTAATGGTACGAGTACTACTACTAATAATTACCTTTGGGATATTCAAAATTGTTATTTTGGAAGATCAGATGGATATGCTAACCCTGCTGTATTATGGTTTAGAGGAGATTCTACTGCAGCAACACTTAGAAATTGTTTTTTTGAAGCTGGTAGTCAAATAGCTTCTTATGGAGTTATTGATAATACAACTAAAGTAACAGGATCTCAATATTTTATAGATAATTACAGTAATGTAGGTGCAGTTGAAACAAATTTTATAGTAGCAACAGGATCATATAATACTAATATATCAGGTGGTGGAACATGGAATGGAGCCCAAGGAACACTTCAAGCAGGAAATAACGAAACTATTTTTGACAATTATAATCAACCGGCATTTTCCCAATTTTTTGGGAATCAAAAACCAACAACAGCTTATAATTGGAGTGGTAGTGCTGCTAATCCTTTACATACTGATGGGGGAGCTACTTGGAACAATATAATAGAAGAAAATAATTCATTACGTATTTCTTCTTCAGATGCAGGCCCAACAGGTTCTATTACTTCAGCAGTAGTAGATTTAGGACAATCAAAACCTATTGAATATATTTATAGTTCATGGACTTCTACAGTAGCTAATGCAGCTGCAATTGCAGTATACACTTCAAGTATATTAAATGAATATCCTACAAGATATACTTATGAAATGAGACATGGTAATAGTGCAGATTTATCAAGTCTTGATTATAAGATTTATACTTTAGATGAACAGCCTTATGTTTCTTCAAATGGATCAGGTAGTGGAGATATAGGATTTTTAACTTCTAGTTATAATTCAATTTCAGCACAATATCTTCAATTTAGATTTACTTTAAGAACTAATCTTACAGGATCAGCATAATGGCAGTAGATGATAGAATATCATTTTATGGGATTGGTATAACAGCTCCAACCCCTCAAACAAGTCTTTATGGTATAGGAATAGCTCAAGGTTTTGATATAAAAAACTGTTTACTTTTTGGTATAGGCATAGCAGCAGATAATGTTTTTAATGCTAGTGTAAAGGTTATAGATGGAACCACAAATCTTCCAATAGTAGGAGCTACTGTTACAACTGTCACAACCCAAAC